TATTGGGCGGGATTAAACGTTGGCTTCATGGGTTACGAGCGCCTGGACGGTAACTTGATTAATCAAAACGCAATCAAGCCATTGCTTCAAGCATAAACAATGCAAACCGTTTACTCAATAACTGCCGCAAGTTTTGAACCAGTTACGCTTAAAGAAGCGTGTGACTGGCTTAAACTCAACCTTGGTGATGATGATGATGTTGTCAGGGCATTGATAAGCGCAGCGCGTGAATACGCTGAAAGCGCTACTTCTCGGCAGTTATTGAGCAAGACAGTTACTGAATACTGGGACTTTTTTCCGATTTTATACGCAAACAAAAACGACTTTCGAATAATAACACTGGGGGCCATGCCGCTAAACAGCACAACTGTAACGCTGTCATATTTGGCAACCACGGGCGGCGCTTACACGGTTTTTGCATCGTCAAACTATGATGTGGACATTGTGAGTACTCCAGCGCGAATTGTGCTGCATAGTAATGCTACTTGGCCCAATGCGGTACTTGAAGCAAACGCGGTAAAAGCGGTTTACACCGTTGGAAGCGCAACGCCTACGGACGTAGCGGCAAGCATAAAAGTAGCCATGCGGTTATTGATTGCCTTTTGGTATGAAAACCGGGAAGATATGGCGATAAAATCGGGCGTAAGAAGTGCCGACGCATTGCTCTCAAAGTGTAGAATTTCATTTTAGCACTTTTGAGCCATGCCAACAAAGAACTTGCAACAAGGGCCGTACATCGGCCAAATGGATACGCGGATTGTATTTGAACGTGTGACAGAAACGCTCAGCAGCACAGGAACGCCCGTGGAAACGTGGGCAACACTGCGCGAATGCTTTGCTTATCGAGAAATGCAAAAATCGGGTAGTGATGAAGCCTTCCAGGCAGACCAGATGACCTCAATCACTGCGCAGGTTTTTATTGTGCGCTATTTTGATGGATTGACCGAAAAAGACCGCATAAGCATAAGCGGGGTAGTTTATTACATTTTGAACATTGACGACACGCTTGGAAGAAAACGCTTTTTGAAAATATACGCTGAAAAACGAGCATAATGGTAGGAATTGGCACATGGATGCGGGCAAAAATTGCAGCAAACGCAACTCTTGCGGGATTAATTGGAACGCGGTTTTATCCAACTTGGATACCGCAGTTGGTTGATACTTATCCGGCGGTTACTTACAAAGCAAGCTATACGGACGCAGACCCAAATAAAACCCAGCGCATCACGGCGTACAACGTGACGGTAGAAATTACGATCTGGGGCAAGCATGAGCAGTATGACACGATTGAAACGGTTGACTTTGCTATGCAAAACGTATTTGACTTTGGAGAAAGCACAACGGCGGGCCTTGAGGTTGTGACTGCATACCATCAAAGCAGCGCAGATAGCGAGGATGAAAGAATGGAGTATTTGGCGCGGGTTTGCACCTATCAGTTTAGGATCAAACGCACATAAAACGATCTTAGGCATGACACTGGAAGAAGAAGTACAAGAGGTGATAAAGCGGCTTCGTAAAATGCCCGCAGTGCTTGCAAAAGAGCGGCCACGCATAAACGCCCTGGCAGGTGCTTACATGGCTGCCACGCTGGAAGCAGCAGCGCCACGCGGTAAGCGCATACACAAGCGGTACAGCACCGCAAAAGTAAATAAGCGCATGAGAGCGCCTAAAGGCATGGGAACGGTGGTGGCTACTTATTATCCTGGCAACTTGGCCATGTCTGAGCAAGTGCTTAAACTAAACCGAGCGAAGGCTTTTGTGTACGTGGGCGCAAAACTGGCAAAGGGAAGCGGAAGCAAAGGCACATTTGGCATCGGCAAACGCGCGGACGGTTATTATCTGGCGATTGTGCACAAAAGAACGCCGTTTGTACCGCAAGCGGTTGAAAGATCGAAAAACCGCATCTACAAATTAATGATTGATGAGTATTTGCGCGTAATCGAAAAGTACAAAATTGAAAACGGTTTTTAGCCAACCCTTAATCTGCACTCATGAAAATAAAACTAACAAAACGCTGGCATAGCGGATCGGATTGGAAGGAGGCAGGCTGGACGGTTGAAGTATCGGACGCGGACGGCGCGGCAATGGTTGCCGATGGGCACATGCAAATGCCAGAAGGCACCCCAGCACGGAAAAACCCGGAAATGTATGCACTTAGTTGCAATCCGGTTATACCCGAAAATCAAATTGAAAATATTAAAAATAAGGCTCAATCGCCCGAACATAACATTGTCAAACCTAAAAAAAGATAAAACATGCCTACAACTGGTATAGTAAACTCCAAGCTGCTAAAAGTGTACGTCGGAGCAACGGCAATTACTTGCCAGACCGATGCAACCCTTTCTTTTAACAATGACACCCGGACAACCACCTGCAAAGATAGCGGCCAATACTCTGAGGCGCTTTATGCCATGTCCAACTGGGAAATTTCCGGCACCGCCTTGGTTGCCTACGATTCATCCCAAGGGTTCAAAGAGCTGATGGTGCTTGCGCAGGCGCAGACCGTGTCTACCGTGTCTTTCAAAACTGCCGTATTGGGCGACCCGATCTATACGGGCGATGTGCTTTGGCAAAAGGTGGAGTGCTCAAGCCCAAACACAAATGAAAACGTTACGTTTTCCTTCACCGCATTGGGTACCGGGCCTTTGACGGTTTCTTAATTGACCTTTCCATTTTTTTTGCATTAAATGCCATAGGCGGGCTAGCTGTAAAGCGCCCGCCAATTTTTAACATTATACCACACTTAATACCACCTTCAATACCACACTTAATACCACACTATCATGGTCAATCAGATTGAACTTGGCGGGAAAGTCCGGCCAATACTTTTCGGAAATTATGTTTTCCGAAAAATGAAAACGGAACAAGGAATTGGGCTTGCTGAAATCCTAAAAGGTTTAGATACCTTTGAAGTAATGGATTTTAACATCCTTTCAAACATGGTTTATTATGCGCTTCGCGCAGGCGAAATGGCAAACAGTCTAAGCCCTGACACCTTTACAGCCGACAACGTTTCGATCTGGATGGACTTAGAGCAGGGTGTTTTATTAAAAATCCTGCCTTGGGTTAATGAATCTATTACGTCAATGGTAACGGACAAAGACGCACCCGTGCCAAGCGAAACGGAAGACGCAAAAAAAAAGAATTAAACCCTGACGCAAACTCTGATTTTGATTGGCCCGAAATGATCCAGGCGGCGGGCAAGATGGGATGGAACGAAATGCAGTTTTATCTAACTACGCCCGCTTTTTTCATGGCCGCTTACCAAGGGTATTTAAGCCAGGAGCATGATAGAGAAATTGAAGCGCTCAGGGCCGCAAGAATGGTCGCTTACTATGCAGTTGCGCCGCATTTGGATGCAAAGAGCAAGTTTAGCATGACAGACATCATCGAACTGCCTGGCGACCAAAAAGAAGTAAAGTTTGCCCCTATTTCAATGGAAGAAATAGAGGCGTTTAGTAAACGCTCTGATGAAATAATAGGATGGCAGCAGCCCAGTTAAATGTACAGATTGGCGCTCAGATTAAAGAGCTGCAAAAGGGAATCCGGGAAGCGGAAAAGGAACTGCGCCGGGCTTCTTCATCGCTTGGCGGTGCGGCCAAAGACTTGTCTACCTATATCACACTACCGCTTTTGGGCGTTGGCGTTGCAGCGATCAAATCAGCGGGCGAAATGGAAGCGCTTTCTAAAGCGATGGCGGCAACCTTCCAAGGTGCAGGGCGCAGCGTAGGCGAAGCAAACGCCGAACTCCAGGCGCTTAAAAAAGCAGCCGAAGCGCCGGGCCTTGATTTTCCGCAGGCCGTGCAAGCATCGCTTCGCCTCCAGGGCGTAGGATACAGCGCAGAAAAATCGCGCGGCATAATTGTGCAACTGGCAAACGCCATCGCCACCACGGGCGGCACAGCCGAAAACCTTTCAGGCGTAACCCGCCAATTTGCGCAGATTATTAGCAAGGGTAAACTTCTTACTGAGGACTTAAATATCATCAAGGAAAATATGCCGGGCCTTGCCAAAGTAATGCAAGACACCTTTGGCACCACCACGGCAGAAGGTATCCGCGCCCTTGGCGTCGATGGTAAAGAGTTTGTAGATAAGATCACGGTAGCCCTTGAAAAGTTGCCGCGTGTATCGGGGGGCATTTCAAATAGCATCGTAAACGCAGGAACCGCCGTAAAAACCTTTCTTGCAAGCGTTGGTGATTCGCTCAATAAAACCTTTGATGTTTCGGGTAAACTGGACGCATTTAGTACTTATTTGACCGGCCTTGGCGATAAGTTTTCAGGTTTGAGCGATTCAACCAAAAATACCGTTTTTAGCGTGGGCGTGTTTGCGCTGGCTCTTGGCCCGGCATTAAAAGCAGCACAATTACTTGTTACAGGCATTTTATCGGCACGTAGTGCGCTGCTCGCCTTTAAGGCGCAGTCCCTTGCCATCCAGGCCACGGGCCTTGTGGAGTGGTTTAAAAACCTAAGCCTTGCCACAAAGTTAACTGGCTTTGGCGCTGCCATTGCGGTTGCCGGGGCGCTTTACCTGGCCTATAACAGTGTTGGAGATTCTATTCAATCGGTAACGGATGCCTATTCAAGTGCCAATACCAAGGTCGCGGAATCCAAGGTAAAGACCGATGCTCTAATCGCGACAATTAAGAATGAAAATCTTAGTTACGCAGAGCGCAAAAAAGCGCTGGATACTTTACAGGAAATTGCGCCCACGTATTTTAAAAACCTTTCCCTTGAAAAAGGCGGCTTAGAGGCCATTGGTACTGCTCAAGCTGCATATTTAGAGAACCTAAAAAGGATGGCACTTGCGCAGGCAGCGCAGGAAAAACTTGTCGACGTAAACAAACGGTTGCTTGATGCGCAGGCGGGCCTTGGCGGTAGCGCAAATCTGATTGAAAAAGCCTATGCAGGCGTAGCAGTTGGGGTTTCTTATTTGACCGGACAGCAATTGGCTTATACCGATGCGGTTGCGGCTTATTCGGAAGAAAACGCCAAGGGTAAAATCCCATCGCTGGAGGCTGAAAAAAAGAAGATCGAGGAGTTAATATCGGCTAACGCAGGCGCGGTCACATCTGCCACTGAGATTGTAAAAGCCACAAACGGCGCAAGTGAAAGCAGCAAGGAAAGAACAAAACGCTTAAAAGAGGAGGCCAAAACACTAAAGGAGGTCCAGGCGGAAAATGCGGAGATTATCGAGCAATTGCTGCTTGAAAATCAAATGGACGAGGATTCTAAAAAGCGCCAGGCGCTTCCACAAATCCCAACAGGCGCACAGCGGGCAAGTAAGTCAAATATTGATATTGGCATAAATTACGCATTACCTGATGTGCAAATGACTGCGCAAACAATGGCGCAGTATGAAAGCATAATCAAATCAAAACTTGCGTCTGTAAGCATTGCAGCGCAGAGCGCATCGGCGGCGCTTATGTCGCCAGCCGAAAAGATTGGCGCGTTTTGGGAAAAGTCCGGCGCGGCCATCGAGCAATACGTAAGCCTTGCAAAATCGGCGCTTTCATCCATTGACGGACTTGTGCAAGGTAATTTGCAACGCAAGATTTCTGCGTTGGACGCTGAAACACAGGCCCAACAGGATGCCTTGCAAAAGCAGCAAGATTTTGAACTGCTCCAGGCGGGCAATAGTAGAACACAAAAAGACCAAATCAATGCGGCGTATGAAGCACGGCGGGCAAGCCTGACGCGGCAAGCCGAAGAAAAAAAGACTGAATACGAACGTAAATCCGCGATTGCACGTAAGGGCATCGCCATTGCGGAGGCAACGGTGAATACTGCCGTTGCTGTTACAAAAGTAATTGCAAATCCGATCCTTGCGGGTATTGTGGCTGCGCTTGGCGCGGTTCAAATCGCTGCCATTGCAGCAACCAAGTATGCCACAGGTACAAACAGCGCCAAAGGCGGCATGGCGCTTGTGGGCGAATACGGGCCGGAAATGGTCAATCTGCCACGCGGCAGCCAGGTGGTTGCAGCAAACAAAACACAGGCCATGCTGCGCGGAAGCATGGCGCAAAACACGGTAGTTGTTACGGGTGAGTTTCGTATCAAAGGCACCGATCTGGTTTTAACACTTGAGCAAGCGCAGGCTCGCAATAACCGGATAAGATAATGGGAAAAAGATACACATGTACCGCTCCGTCCTACAAAGGAATATCTTACACCATTGAGATATATGACAGCGTCTATGCGGGCGGGGTAACGACATTTAAGGCCGGGCCTGATCTGTTTACGCTTAATTATGCCAACGAAAACGGCAAGCGCTGGACGCCAGTTGTTGGCTCTGAATTGTCCTTTACTTTTTACGTCGAAGATTCGGGCGGGGAACAATTTATGGCTGATATTGCAAGCGGCACCATAAACCGTTTTACGGTTAAGGTGCTGTCTGGCGCCTCGATATTTTGGACGGGCATTATCACGCCAAACAGCACAGAGCGGGATGATTATGATTACCCGATTAGTTTTGAAATTCGCGCTACATGCGGAATTTCCATCCTAAAAAATATACCTTATCTTAATTCTGGGTCGCTTTACACGGGCGTTGCCTCTTTCAAAACGCATTTGGTTAATGCGCTTTCTAAGTTGGGAACGGCAGCGCTTTACAGCGGCTCAGATGTATTTTTACGCACCTCGGTTGATTGGTGGGATACGAATGTAACTGTCTCCAACGGCACCGATCCGCTCGACAAATACGGCGTCGACCACTGGACATTCTACCAGTTTAACACCACGGGCGGCGTTGAGGAAGATGTAATGTCCTGCTATGAAGTGATAAGCGAAGTATGTAAGGCGATGGGGTCGCGCATCTACATGATGAATGGCTCGTTTTGGGTAGAGCAGATTTCCTATAAAACTGGAAACTTTGTAAGCCGTAATTATACTAAAACAGGCACCTATTTAACTTTTAATTCTTTTTCCGGGGCTAATGTGTTAAACCGGACAACTACGGGCGCTCGGAACATTGGCGGCGGCGGGTATTTCTCTTATTACCCGGCACTGCGCCGGGTTGATGTGAATTACCACAGCTTTGCGCGGTACAATTTGTTTGTAGGGTCGCAGTTTGTTTCTAATCTTACGGTGCAGGACGTAAGCCGAAATATTACGTATGACATAACAGACAACAGCGGTACTACAACGCTAAAGATCACGGGCAACATGCCCGTACAGATCACAAACAATTCCTTTGTAGTTTCTGCGCAAAATCCGGTAAATGTTGTTTTTAAAGCGCGGATTGAGTTTGGCGGCTACCGATGGACAAACACGTTTACACGGGTAAATAACGGCGTTTACTTTTCAACTGGAGCATGGACGGCGGCGGGCCTTGGCGGGTATTTTTACTACCAATGTGCGTTTAATTCCCTTCCGGCGATTGGCGCAAAAACTTCCAATTTTACGCCTATTTCCATCATCACAGGCCCGATGATTGCAACGGGCGGAAGCCAGGTGTTTTCTATTGAACTGGATAGCGTCCAAAAGGCTTACCAAATCTTTTCACCGGAAGCGGCAACCATTACGGCCACATCCGGGCCAACCGGCTCGCCACTTGCCTTAGACATTGCCTACACGGTTGAAAATATATGGATTGAGGTTTTTGACGATGGCACGGCAGATTTGCGGGAGGATATTATCACATACCCAATCTTGGGCGATGTGGACAATTACGAAAAGGAAACGGTTGATGTAAGGATTGGCGGTAGCGTTCACCCTAATTTAGTAGGCCGTGTGCGGCGCTACAACGGTTCTGCGTGGGTAGATGCCACAACGTGGGGAACGGGCGGCGGAACAAAACTAAAGACCATTTCTGCGCTGCTTGGCCAAATAATCATCCAGGGGCAAAACATCAACATCCGCAAGATGCGCACAACCGCCTTTGGCAGTTTGACGCTTTATAAGCGCTACACGACTGACGGTGTAAACTGGCTTATGATGGGCGGCAGGTGGAATGCGCAGCGCGATGAATTTACAGGCGAATTTTTTGAGTTGAATTATGGGCCGGAAGGCATTGCGTCTACGCCGGTCAAAGTTATTAGCACGGGCGGCATCAAACATCCAACTACCGCAGGCGGCGGTAATGGCACCGTAACGGTAGGAACGCCTACAACGTCTGGGAATCCAGGCTTTAATGTATCATTTCCTCCTTCGGTACTTGATCCGCTTAAAAACAACACCACAGCCGCAGCAATAAGCAGCGGCGCAAGTATAACGAGCCTTTCTGTTTCGGTCGCGCTTTCCGGCAATGATTATGCTATTGGCGACACCATTACAATTGTAAACCCGGTAACGGGCCAAAAGGATGATCTGACGGTGACGGCAGCGCCAACAGCCGGGGCGTTTTCAATGTCTGTTTCTGGCACCGCAACGGCGGCGTATCCGCAGGGTGCATTCCTGATTAAAAAACCAATTGCTTACGCATTTAGTCTGCCAGCCACCACGGTTGGTAGTGTGCTGCGTTACAACGCCACAACAAGCGCCTGGGAGGCTTACAACGCTGCCACGAATGGCCATGTGCTTACCTGGAACAACAGTGCCAGCAAATGGGAGGCGGCTGCACCAGCAATCGGCTACACCGATGAGCAAGCGCAGGACGCGGTCGGTACAATACTGACAGATACCACTACGATTGACCTCACTTATAATGATAGTACGCCGTCCATAACTGCCGACGTTAAGACCAACTCGATTACAAACGCACTATTCAGAAAAAGCGCATCGCTGAGCATTGTGGGTAACGCCACGAATACAAACCCTGCCGATGTGGCTGATATTACCGCTGCAAGTGACAACCAGGTATTGCGCCGATCTGGCACGGCGCTGGGTTTTGGCGCTATCAATCTGGCTTCAACCAATGCCGTGACAGGTACACTACCGATTGGAAACGGAGGCACTGGACTTACGGCAGTAGGTACTTCTTTGCAATTATTGCGGACCAATTCTGCGGCGAATGCGCTGGAGTATTTCACGTTTGCGGGATTGACAGGATCGCTGGTCAGCGGGCGCGTTCCTTTTGCTTCGGGTGGTTCGACGCTTACGGATGATGGGGATTTTACTTGGGATAATACCAACAAACGGCTTGTAATAGGGTCGGGAACTTCGGCTGCTCAGATCAATCTTTTTCCAGCTGCAACAACGGGGACAATTGAAAACATACGTGCATCGGGTAATACCAATGGAGAAATGCGCTGGAACTTATGGAACGCATGGAACGGCAGCGGACTTGGCTCCAGCATGCTAAATATACGCACCGGAAACGGCACCAGCGGCGGTGGCGCGGGTGATGCATTCATATTGTTTCAATCCGGCACAACAGGCACTTATCCGCGCTACGCGATGGGTATTGACCGAAGTGACGGCAGCAAATTCAAGATCAGTATTGGACAGGATACTTTGGGCGCGACTGCTT